CTAGCACTAGTGCTGTTTGAAACTAATGGTAAGCGCCTGAACAAATCATGTGGTACATGTGTACGAAATGCAATGCAGGATGTACTAAACTTCATGGCTAGAGAAGTGCGCCTTGAGTCATTCATTGGAGTACGTCATGAACGTGCTAATGCTGTGAAACCAAGCACACCATCTAGAGAAGAATTGCAACAAGAGAATGAAGCTGCTAGAATCACTTTGGCAGAGCTGGAAAAAATGAGCTACAAAGAGCTGAAAGCATATGCTGGTATAAAAGGAAATATAAAGAGAGAGAAGATATATCAGATATTACATCTAAAATAGAACAGGTTTACATATTATAGATTGGACCAATGGCAAAGAGCAAAGAATTCCTGTACACACTGTATCAATTAGCAGAGATCTACATTGATGATTGTCTGTCTCACACTACTCAAGAGGTGTCTCAAGGTAAGGTGGTGGAGAAGATGAACAGACATATTCCTACTGTGGACTTCTTTTTGCGTATTTGGATACCAAGAAACTATTCAAAAAAAGACACTATAAAAAGACCTACATACTATAGATGGCTCAACTGGACCAACACTGAGAAGCAAAGAGTCATCTTTGACATTGACGAAAACTTCAAAGCATTAGCCAGGGATATTGTAGCCAATGAGGGCAAAGGAATCTTCTATGCAAAGAACAGATTGAACATGCATGACCGTCAACAGGTAGAGACAAAGACGGTGGAGAAATTTGACTTTGAATAATTTTTGTATCTTAGCATTGAAATCTCACAATCAAAGAATCGAGTGATTCGACAAATGACATCTGTTGCAACCCAGGTGAAGGGGGTGTATCTCATTAGCAGATGCATCCCTTTATTTTTAACACTATGAGCACAATCAAAGGATACAAGCCACATGACAATCAGAGGACCATTCACAATGCCATCAATCACGGCAAGCAGAAGTACTATGCACTGAACATTGGTAGGCAGTTTGGTAAGACAATGCTTGGAATCAATCAGATGCTATACTGGGCTATCAATGACAAAGGATGCAACATTGCTTGGGTAACACCAGTGTATAAGCAAGGCAAGAAAGTATTCAGTGAGATGGAACGTGCAACTGCTTCATCCGGACTCTTTGACTACAACAAGTCAGACCTGATCATCAGTGGCTTTGGATCCACAATCACATTCTTCAGTGGTGAGCGCCCGGACAACATTCGTGGTAACACCTTTGACTACCTGATTATTGATGAGATGGCTTTCACTAGACCAGAGCTGTGGGATGAGGTGCTGTCTGCAACTGTCCTGGTGAAAGGAAAGAAAGTGCTATTCATCAGTACACCCAAAGGAAAGAATCACTTTCACAAGATGTGCATGCAGCCAAACTATGATGACAGATACATGTACTTTCACTACACGTCATATGACAATCCAATGATTCATCCTGCAGACCTTGAAGAAAGAAAGCGGTCCATGCCTGACCACATCTTCAGGCAGGAGTACATGGCTGAATTTATTGACAATGCATCCGGACTATTCAAGAACGTGCGCACATCAGTGGGCCAATGGGAGCCAAAGGGCAGAGCCTATGCAGGACTTGACATTGGTAGAGCAGATGACTACACCGTGCTCACTATCCTGAATGAAGACGGTCACATGATCTACGTGCAGAGGTGGCGTCATGATGAGTGGAGCAGGATCATTGACAAGGTGGCTGATGTCATCAAGGCATTCAATGCTGTCACTGTGGTAGAGGTGAACAATCAAGGTGATGTGTTCTTTGAGATGCTTCAGACCAAGTGCAGAAACAACGTGCATCCATTTGTCACTACATCCAAGAGCAAGCCAATCATCATTGAAGACTTGGCACTGGCATTTGAGCAAGGTGACATCAAGGTGCTGAATGAGTCATGGCTACTTGATGAGCTTGAGAATTTTACCTACATTTACAATATCAACACACGGAAAGTGCAGTATAGTGCACCATCAGGAATGCATGATGATGGAGTGATGTCAACAGCCTTGGCAATGCACGCACTGAAGCACTACAGAATGAAAGGAAAATATAAGATATTAAGAGCATGAGTCAGATTGACATTAAACTACCAGCAACAATACAGGACTGCACCCCTGAACAGATGGCCAAGTGGCTGATGATAGCACCAGTGTTTGAAGAATCAAAGAATGACTTGAGTGCATCACTTGACTTTCAGTGTCAGCTCATCAGCATCTTCAGTGGCATGAGTGTGAATAAGGTCCGCAAAGCTCACATTGATGACGTGCTGGCATGCACCACACACATACTTCAAATGCTTGCAACGTACAGACAGAAAGAAACACCAACAGGCAGAGTGGAGATTGACGGCCAAGTGTATGTGTTCACACCTGACATCTCAGTCATGAGCACTGGACAGATCATTGACTTGAAACTGATTGAATCAGTGCAAGAAGATCCATGTGCAGCATTGGCAATCTGCTATATTGAAGAAGGGATGGAGTACTGCCAAGAAGATGACCGTGGCAAGGTTCTCAATCCATCAGCCAAACGGAAAGAGAAATTCTTGAAGGCTTTCCCTGGTGATGAATTTATTGACTTCTTCGCTTTTTTTTTGCAGCAGTCAGAGGTGCGGAAGCTCGCTATATTGGGCATACAGATGATGAGGAGCAAGGAACAGATGAAGATGATGAAAGAGACAACTCAAGCTCAGATGAAAGAAATGACTCAGAGTGGTTCATCTGGACAGGGCTCATTGTTCACTTGGCTGAGAAGCTTCAGAAAGATGTGGACCAGATAACTAGACAGCCGTATGTCAAGACATTGTTCTGGCTGAACTACTTCAAGCTGAAATCAGAACAAGATTACATATTATCAAAGCATGGCAGAACTTGACTTTCTTGATTCACTTGGCTTCACTGAGCAGGAACTGACTCAGCCACAAACTGCGTATGAGAAACTCATTCTTGAGATAGCCAATCAAGTGACAGATGACTTCAAGCAGTATATCAGTGACAATGTCAACAACACTGGAGCATTGATGCAGTCAGTGGTGTACATGCCTACTGGACAATTCAGCTTTGAGATACAAGCAGATCAGTACTACAAGTTTCAGGACCAAGGTGTGAACGCACTACCAGAGGTGCCCGGATACAAATATAAAAGACCAACGGTGTCAGGCAGTGCATTCTCATTCCGTACACCATTTGTCAGTGGCAACATGGCTAAGGCAATACAGCAGTGGAAAGGTGGCTCAATGCAGAAAGCATATGCAACAGCATCCAGTATCAAGCACCATGGATTGCAACCTAAACGAATCACAGAGAATGTCATGACAGATGACGTGCTCAACAAGATAGCATCAGACTTGGCAACAGTGACCGGTTTGATATTTGACGTATCATTCACAAAGAACACATCAACATGGCAATAACATTTTCACAAGAGCCCCTTCGATTCTCACCAGCAACTAATCCAATCCTGTATGCATTCAGCAGTGATCAGACAGGACAGCCAAACTTCAGCTACAAGGTAGAGCTGTACATTGATACTGCTTTGTTTGGTACGTATGAAATTTATCCAATGTCAGGACCGTATGCCAAGTTTGATGCATCAGAATATGTGCGCTCATTTCTCAAGAGTCACATATCTATTGCTACTGGTTTCATTTGTGAGACTTCTGACCAGTGGAACATTGTTGGTCTGAAGGTGTATGAAAGCTATGGCAATCCGCCTGCATTAGAAGACTTTGCATCTTCAGGCAACATTACCTGTTTTAATGCAGCCTTGAGATATGATGACTTTGTGAATTTTAACTATTCAACATACTATCTAGATCCATTGCTAGGAATGACACCAAACTGGCTGACAACCTATCCATTGTATGACAAACAATACACCAACTATATTGATCCATTTCATGCTGGCATCCTGGCAAAGAGATCACTGACTGCATACCGAATGTATTTAAGAATTTATGACATCACTGGAACAGTCACATTCTCGTATGATGATGATATACTAATCATTGAAAGAGTGGTGATGCTTGACATATCACCAGCACAATTTGATATGAATGGATGG